AGTTGTGTGGCTGCGGTATTCGTGTGGCTGAGCGACATGCTGGGCATCGAGACGGCGCGAAAGCAATCTGAATGGCAGTTCCGCGAGCTAGAGGGCAAGCTGACCGAGATACAGGCGCGGCTAAGTGCCATGCAGGTAGACAAGCCGCGAGCCAAGGCACAAGAGAAGCACAAGGCGCCCACGATTCACGATTACGAGGCCAGCCAGCGAGCGACGTTGGAAGAGTTTAAGGAGCAGTGATGTTCCGCAAGTGGCAAGAGTTAATGGATGCTAAGCGCGAAAAGCTCGGTCCCGAGAAGTGGGCCGAGCATGAGCGAAAGGTTAGGGAAGAGCTGGAGCGTATCCAAGGAGCAGTGATGCAGACCCCGCATACCATTGCAGGCCTTCCTATCGTTTTTGACGAATCTATCCCGGTAGGCGAAGTACGCATGAATCGGAAGACGGAATCCGAAATGTTCCATCGCGAGCTTTCCCGTGGGAATGTCATCGCGACCGTAGCGACAAAGGAGAAGCTAAATGGCATTCCAAGATAGTGGTGGCAACAAGTTCACCAACCACAGTGCGATGAAGTCCTCCGAAGCCAAGCTGAAGGCCAAATCGCCGGCCAACGCTGCGATCAGCCACGAGGAAGAGAATGGTCAGCCCGACGCAGCCAACCAGCAAGACGGCAAAGCGTTAGCGCAACAGCATGGCCCAGCCACAGAGATCCAGATTCAGCACGACCACGAAGGCGGCCAGCATCACGTTCACGCTGTTCACCCTGACATGCATGAGCACGACTCGCAGCACGGCTCAGCAGCCGAAGCGCATGCGTTTGCTGGCGACTGCGCTGGCGGGGGAATGCAGTGAGCGACGGCATAACTCCCTTAACTCCAGAACAAATCGCGGCACAAGAAGCCAGGGCCGGCCAAGAGGGCTATATTAAGCGTGACCTAATCGCGCTGGACATGCTCGGCAACGTCATCACCGGCGGCCATCCCGACGAGACGATCAGCTCGCGTCTGGCTCGTGCTGCGGAAGCGCATGAGATAGTGGGCGAGATTGGCTCGAAGATTCTGGACATATTCCAGCGCAACCACGGTGCCAAGGCGCAGGCTGGCGATGTGGAGCGCGCCGAGGTAGTGATCGACATAGAGACGCACTCACCAGGATTGGAACCTGAATAGCTAAATGGCGACCACTCCCCCGGTAGCAGACCAAGAAAACAATCCCGAGCAGCCGACAGGCCAGATCCTGACGCCTATCGACCTGTCCGCCTATCCGCCACGCGGCAAGTATGCCAGCTTCGATGTATCCACTGAGGATATGTTTGGGCCAGATGAGCTTGGCGAATACAAGTCGGCCATTGACGATATGAGCGACGTGGCCACAAAGGCAGACTCTGCGGCGCGCAATTTCGAAGTACTGCAAGCCTCAGAGCAACGGCTATTCCGGCGCGGGTATCAGTTCCTGAATGCCGGGCGGAACGGCTGGAGCCTGTTCGGCAGCGTCAACGGGTCAAAGGCAAGCGGCCAAGAGATTATGCAGTCGCAGAACGCGGGCAACCTGTTCGCCTGCAATGTCTTTGGAACGCGTGAACGCAAGTTCTCTTCGGCAATTGCTCGCGATGTACCTGGCGTCACATTCTCCCCAAAGTCCACGCGTGATCCCATCGACCAAGAGGCTGCGGACGAGGCCAAGAAGTACTGGCAGGTGTGGGTCAATCAGGCTGGCATGAAGGATGTTGCCGCCAAGATTGCGCGCCTGATGTGGACCGATGGCCGCGTTGTGCTCTACACGCGTTCGGTAGCCGACGAGCAGGCATGGGGCGCAGAAACGCCAGACCAGCAGCAAGACGCATTCGGTGTACCAAGTCCAGATGGAATCACTGCCGAGACGGAGCTACAGAATGATCAATCCACAGAAGTAGGCGAACAGCCGGCGGTGCGCGAAGTTACCACCGCATTCGGCAAGCTAGAGCACAAGTGCCCCATCTACTGCGACGAGCAGAGCGAGATGCCATGGCAGCGGCTGTCCTGGGAACGCAACGTCAACATGCTGAAGGAGCGCTATCCATGGATCGAAGACAAGATCAAAGCGGGCGGTGCAGGCTCGAAGAATGGCGGCGGAGCGGATCAACTCGACCGGCAGGAGCGCATCAGGGTACGTCTGGCGGTACAGTCGAGCACTTCCTCAGGCGACAGCGTGCAGCAGGACGCGACGGAAACCTATACGTGGTATCGCCCATCGCAATATCGAGCTATTACCAAGAAGGAAGTACGCGACCTCTTCTTTGATACCTTCCCCGATGGCCTGCTGGTAGTTCAAGCGGGCGGGGAACTAGCATTTATCCGCAACGAATCAATGGACAAGTGTCTCCGCATTGTCCACCCGTACGACGGCGACGGCCAGAACCGCGATTCGGTTGGCTCGAACTATCTTCCCATTCAGAAGCGGCTTAATGCGAATCTCAGCCTGGCAGACAGGATATTCCGCTCATCGGTAGCGAGACGCTTTGCGGATGCTGAAGCTCTGGACGTAGAGGTATATAGCAAGCTGCCCAATGACCCGGACGTTATCATCCCGGTCAAGCGCAATGCCATGGACAGCATGGACAACATCACATCGCTTGAGAAGGTGCCTTCAATCGGCAACGGCCACCTCGAATACATCGAATACCTGATAGAGAAGATGCCGGAGCAGATGGACGGCATGACCCCGGCAATTTGGGGCGGCTCCGATGGTGAGAGCGATCAGGGCGTCTACGCAACAGCGCAGCTCAAGCGCAACCAGGCGCTGCAGATTCTCTCGATGCCATGGTCGCATATGAATATGGCTCTGGCGGATGCCGCAGGGCAGGCCGTGCAGTGGGGTGCCAAGAATCGTCTCACCAACATCGACGCCAATATTCCCGGTGAGGGCCGCATTACCGTCGAGTTGTCCAAGCTGCAAGGCTCTGTTGTCTGCGAGCCGGAGTCGATGGAGATTCCGCAGACCATCGCAGAGCAGGAAGCGCAGATGGCGGAACTGATCGAAGGAAGTACCAAGATTCCGCTGTACGGAAATATCGTTAACAATCCGCTGAATCTGCCGCGCATGAGCCGCTTCCCATCGCTGAATGGCCTGAGCATTGATGGCGTGGCGGACGTGGAGCAGCAAGAGGGCGAGCTAGAGCTTCTGATGCAGGCTGGGCCCATGCCGAATCCGCAGATCGCTCAGCTACAGATGCAATTGCAGCAGATTGCGCAACAGTTGCAGATGGCCGAGATGGAGCCGGAAGCACAGACGCCAGAAGGCCAGCAAGCGGTCATGCAGTTACAGCAGGCCGAGCAGGAGCTTGGACAGCAGTTGCAGCAGTTACAGCAGACCAAGCCGCTCGTTTCATCTGTGCCCGTAGCGCAGAACGCCTCAGAGAATCACCAGGTCCATGCGGTTGTCACGCTGGACTGGATGAAGTCTGCCGAGGGCCGCAAGTACAAGAACGGCAGCGACCAGCAGAAGGCCGTATTCCAGAACGCCGCACTGCACTGGCAAGAGCATGTGGAGATGGGCCAGCAACTGACGCCTCCGAAGGAGCTTGAGGGCCGGTTCAACGTAACGGTAGACACCTCCAAGATGCCGCCCGAGGCCGCATCGAAGGCCTATCAGGCGCTGGGGCTGCAAGTGTCACCGCAAGAGCTTACGGACGAGCACACGCTGGTGCCGCGAGAAGTCACGGTTGAAAAAGAAGGGGTTAACGAACAGGGTGTGCCTGTCAAGTCGAAGACAACCATGTCGAACCCGGCCTCAAAGTTGAACTAGGAGAGACATAGATGGACGGCTTAGATGCTGGCGTGATGGAAACGCCGGAAGTAGAGACACCGGAACTTGACGTAGAGATTGAGTCGCCAGAACTAGAAGCTCCTGAGGCGGAAACACCAGAAGCCCCGGAGCAGGCGACCACGGATGAAGCGGACAACCCGTACACCACCAAGTTCAGCCGCGACTATCGCGCATTCCTCAACAACCTCAAGACGACCAATCCTGAGGCTGCCAAGTTCGTCAAGCAGGCCAAGGATGACTATGCGCGCCTCTACGAACTAAAGCGCATCGAGGGCCGGGGCATTGACGGTATCCGCGAGCGCTATGCCACGCTGGACGGGCTGAGCCATGGCGAACTGAAGGGCGTCGAAGCCCTGACTGCCATACAGGATCGGGTACGCGAGGCCGAGGAAGTAGACAGCTACATCCTGAACGGCGATCCCAAGGCATTCGCGGGGATGGGGCCGGAGTTTGATGCGGGGCTGGCAAAGCTGGCGCCGGCATATCTCGACCGGCTGGCGAAGAACCCGGAAGCGTTTCAGGCGGCGATCTTGCCGCATGTGGTTGGCCAGTTGCAGCAGTCTCCGGTACTTGAGCAGTTCAATTACCTGGTAGACGTGCTGAACGGCAAGTATGGCAGGCTGGATGATGCCACCAAGCTAGAACGCACCTATGACGCCCTGCGGCAGATGGGCGAAGGCTTCAACGGACTCGGCCAGAAGGCACAGCAGGCGAAGTTGCCACCCGCAACGACGCAGCCGAACGGCGTTGACGATCGGGAAGCAAAGCAAGACGAGCGAGAGCGGAACTTTCACTGGACCACCAAGATTGAGCCATTGGTGGTGGCACAAAACAACAAGCTATTCAATCAGTACTTCGAGCCATACCAGAAGCGCCTGAAGCTCAACGACGCCGGAAAGAATGCGCTGGCCTCATCCTTCCGCCAGAGCATCATCGATGCAGCGCGGAAAGACACAGCCTATCAGCGGCAATATAAGGCGTTCAGGAGCCAGAAGGAGCCAGACCCGACCACGGTATCCAACTATGTGAACGCATGGATGGGGCAGCGAGCCAAGGCCATTGTGGACGCGCAGGTAAGCGAGCGATATGGAAACTTCCTAAACGCCAAGCCCAAGGCGGTGCCAATCCAGCAGCGACCGGGAACGGCGAACCGTGGGCCAGTGGCGCCGAATGTGGAAGTACGCAGCGTAAAGCCGCCCATGGAAGAGATTGACCACCGCAATACGCCGTTGGAGTGGACAGCATCGAGCTATCCGGGTGGCAAGATGTACCGGCTGTACAGCGGCAAGGTTGTGCAGGTCCGCTCCGCAGTCTAAAGTTTGCAGCGGCTAGACCCCTGACTGGAACTACCGACGCTGAGTGTGCGGTATGTTCTGGCTCCAGACCGTAAGGGGTGCGCAGATATTTTCTGGAGATGCTGCTCCCCGCCGCTGCAATTAGTTCTTGACATAGCAGTACTGATAATGAGATATCACTTGCAGTAGCCTGTGTCCCGTCGAGTCGGGTAATTCTCGTAACCCCAGGTAAGCAAGCAGCGATAGAGACATCGCGCCGGAGCGAACAGCGTCCGAGCTTACTTTTGAGGAAACACACACATGGCATCCCCCATGAATGAATTGGCCGCAGAGGCCATTGAACTCGACCAGTGGGTCGATGAAGTCCCCGATTACCAAGCGCGTTTTGACCGCTTCCTGACTCGTCTTGAGAAGGGCGCGCACAAAATGCCTATCGCCAACGCCACCAGTGGCGGCGGTGTCACCCGTTCCCCCATGCGCGTTCCTTTCCGTGCGCAGGGCGGCGGCGGCATTCAGCAGATGACTGCAGATTCCGGCGCAGGCATTGCCATCTGGGGCCGTGGTACTGGCTCGACGTATGACGGCTTTGTTGTGGCTCCGGTGCGTCTCTCCAACGTTTGCGAGATTTCCAACCTGACGCTTCAGGCGACAGACGGGAAAGAACGCGGGCTGGTGAAGATCCGGCGCGACGAGCTGCAGAACACGCTCAAGTCGTTCGATTCCCAGGTGGAAGGGCTGATTCATCGTGACGGCTCTGGCACCATCGACCAGATCCCCGCAACCGCAACCGTGAACAACGCGGCAGGCGGCGGCTCGATTGGCACTGCCACCTACTCCTCCATCGTTGGCCTGAACACTGCGGCATCCTTTCAGGATCAGCAGACCGTCCAGGTGCTTTCGGCGGTGGGCGGAACGAATCGCGGCAGCTTTACCATCAGCTACGTGGATGCCGTCGCGCAGACCATCTACGCGACCACGGCGCTTCCGGCTGGCACCACAACCGGCGACATCCTGGTAGTTTCGGGTGCAACCGGCGCGGCTGGCTCCTCGATTCTCGGCAAGGATTACTGGCTCTCGAACGGCAACACCGGCACCATCGGTGGAATCGCGAAGGCCAACTATCCGGGCCGGCTCTCGACCCCAACCATCAACTTCAACGGCACTGGAACGGTTGTTCCTTCGACCGCAGAGCGCGTACAGG